CCTTCTGGTACTTCTCTTGCTAATCTTAAGTCGATAGGTGTTGTTACTTCTGGTGTTTCTGGTTTGTATGCTGATCTTTCTGCGGCTACTGCCGCTACTATTAATCAGTTGCGACAGTCTTTTCAGATTCAGAAGTTATTGGAGCGCGACGCGCGGGGCGGTACTCGATACACTGAGATTATCCGTTCACATTTTGGCGTTGTTTCGCCTGACGCGCGTTTGCAGCGTCCTGAGTATTTAGGCGGTGGTTCTACACCTATTAACATTACTCCTATTCCTCAGACATCTGGAACTGGTGTTACTGGTACACCTCTTGGTAATTTGGCTGCTTATGGTACATATTTAGCCAATGGCCATGGTTTTTCCCAGTCTTTTGTTGAACATGGTTATGTCATTGGTATTATTTCTGTTCGTGCTGATTTGACTTATCAGCAAGGTCTTCGTAAGATGTGGTCGCGTTCTACGCGTTACGATTTTTACTTCCCTGTGTTTGCTATGCTTGGTGAGCAAGCTGTTTTGAACAAGGAGATTTATTGTGATGGTTCTGCTAACGATTCTTCGGTTTTTGGATATCAGGAGCGGTGGGCTGAGTACCGTTATAACCCTAGCCAGATCACAGGCCTTTTCAAGTCCACATCGGCTGGCACTATCGACCCATGGCACTACGCGCAGAAGTTTGCATCTTTGCCTACTCTTAACACTACTTTCATTCAAGATACGCCCCCCCTGGCGCGTAACCTCGCGGTGGGCACTGCGGCTAATGGACAGCAGTTGCTTTTGGATGCCTTCTTCGATATTCGTGCGGCCCGTCCGTTACCGCTCTATTCTGTTCCCGGATTGATTGACCATTTTTAATTATGGGTTTTCTATCTACTCTTGGTTCAGCTGCCGGTACTTATTTTGGAGGCCCCATTGGGGGCACCATTGGCGGCATGATTGGTGGTGGCTTGGAGTATTCCAATGCTCAGCAAGCTGCTTCTCAGACTAATGATGCTAATGTCCGTCAGGCTGAGGAGAATCGCGCTTTTCAAGAGCGTATGTCCTCTACTGCTTATCAGCGTGCTGTTGAAGATATGAAGGCCGCTGGTTTGAACCCTATGCTTGCGTATTCTCAGGGTGGTGCTTCATCCCCTGGGGGTGCGCAAGCACAGATTCAGAATCCAGGTATAGCATCTGCTCAGCAACTCCAGTCTGGTTCACAGTCTGATTTAAATGTTGCTTCTGCTAGTCAGGCTTCTGAGTCTGCTAATCTTGCTAAGGAGACTGCTCGTAAGACTATTCAGGAGGTTTCTAATCTTAAGACTTCTAATGAGCAGACTAAGGCTATTATTGATAATCTTAAGCAACAGGGTCAGAATTTACTTAAGCAGAATTGGAACCTTACTGAAGTTGGTAATCAACTGAGGGCTTCTGTTAAGTTGATGGGTGATCAGAGTGATCAGATTGCTGCTTTGATGCGTTTGACTGATTGGGATACTAAGTTGCGTGAGCAGCAGAAGCTTTTAGCTGGTTTTGATGTTCAGGGTGCCCAGTCTATGGGCAACCTAGGTCGCTCTTTTAAGGAAGCTGGTCCTTTGTTGGAATTGATTTTGAGAGCTTTGACTCGTCGTTGATGTTTGATTTTTCTGTTTATTTTTTTTCTATTTTTATTTTTATTTGTATTTTTTCTTCTGTATTTTCTAAGTTTTATTTTCGTTTTTTTTGGTATTTTCTTTATTTTTGTTTTTTTATTTTCTTATTTTGGAGTTTTTTTTATGTCTAACTCTGTTTTTGTTCGTAGTCCTTTGAACTACGATATGTTTGCGGCTTCTTCTGAGTCCGCTTTGGTCTGTTTAGACCCTTCTTTGACTCAACAGCAATTTGCTGCTGAGTCTGATATCAATACTATTGTTGATGTTTTTATGAAGACTGGTCATCTTCCTGATCCAGTCTCTATGCCCCAGTATGTTGATTACGAGGGCGTTTTTGATTTTCAATCTGCTATGAATGTTGTTCGTCAGGCTGACGAAAACTTCATGCGCATGGATGCGAAGCTCCGTGCGCGTTTTCATAATTCCCCTCAGGAATTTCTTGATTTTTTTGCTGATCCCAGCAATTTTGACGAGGCTATTCGTCTTGGTTTGGCTGTTCCTAGCCAGACCGTTTCTGTCGCACCAGCGACAGATTCGGTTCCGTCGTCTAAGACGGAGTGAAGCATAAGTACAGTTCGCTACTTGATGTAACTGTACTTATTGACACCTTTTTCATGTTTTCATGTATCATCGTTTTTATTGGAGAATTTTATGAAGCCTTTGTCTAGATCATCTGTGTCTAAATCAGCCTCTTCTGCGCAGTTTCGCGGTAATGTAGGGCGTACCAAGGGGGCCAACATTATGGCGGCTCCTATGCGTGGCGGAATTCGTTTATAAGCGCTTGTGTGTACCACACAATGGCAACACCCTACACACGGTCCCATCAAGTGCGGCCAGTGCATAGAGTGTCGTTTGGCTTATTCCAGGGAGTGGGCGATTCGCATCACTCACGAACAGGCGATGCACGAGGTGTCTTGTATGCTCAACCTCACATATAGTCCTGAGCATCTTCCTGAGTATGGTCAGCTTTGGAAGGAAGATTTGCAGCGTTTTTTTAAGCGTTTGCGTAAAGCTGGGTTTAAGTTTAAGTATGTTGCTTCGGGAGAATACGGAGATGTTTCCAGACGTCCTCACTTTCATATTGCGTTGTTTGGCGTGGACTTTGGCGATGATCGCCGCGTTTTTGGTCGTAGTTCTAATGGTGAACGGACTTATGTTTCTGATGCAGTTACTAAGCATTGGCGTTACGGCCAGCACTTAATTGGCAGTCTTAATTTTGAGAGCGCTGCCTATATCGCTAGGTATATTTTGAAGAAGGCTAAGGGTTCTCAGGTTTCACCTCCTTTAGCTGTTTTGGATGATGGCGAGATTATTCGTCCTAATCCTGAATTTCTTTGTATGTCTAAGGGTATAGGTCGTTCTTGGTTTCGTGAGTTTTTTATGACGGATGTATTTCCGTTAGCTGGGGTTATTACCCAGCAGGGTTCTAGGGCTCCGGTCCCTAGGTTTTATAAATCACTTTTGAAGGAGTTAGGCGAGGATTTGAGCCTCGATATGTCATTCCGTTCTTCTAGCCGGGCCGAGTTAGAGCGTGAGCGATTGGATTTTGAGTTGCAGCCTCATCGTAAGGTTGCTCGTAATTTAGTTTCTACCGCTGGAACATCCCGTTCCAAGCGTTTTATTTAAGAGGTTTATATGATTCAGTATTTAGTTTCCGTCCAGGACCGTGCTTCTCAGACTTTTGCTCGTCCATTTGTTGTTCCACATAGGAACATTGCTATTCGTGATTTTACCGATGAGGTTAATCGTGTTGATCCTCAGAATCCCTTAAACAAGCACCCTGATGATTATGATTTGTATATGCTTGGTGAGTTTGATGACTCTACTGGTAATATTGTTTGTGGAGATGCTTTTGTCCTTGTTCGTGGCAAGGACGCTTTGATCGTTTCTTAACCTCGGGGGCTGCGGCCCCCTCTTTTTTGGAGTTTTTATGCATCGCAATGCTTCGGTTAATGCTCATAGTTTCGCTATGGTTCCTAAGTCGGATATTCCGCGTTCTTCGTTTAGTATGCAGAAGTCGCTTAAGACTACTTTTGATTCGGGCTATTTAGTTCCGATTATGTGTGAGGAGGTTTTACCTGGTGACACTTTTAATGTTAAAGCGACTATGTTTGGTCGTCTTGCGACTCCTCTTTTTCCTGTTCTTGACAATTTACATTTGGATTCTTTTTTCTTCTTTGTCCCTAATCGTTTAGTTTGGACAAATTGGGTTAAGTTTATGGGCGAACAGGAGAATCCTTCTGATTCGATTTCTTATTCAATTCCTCAGCAAGTTTCGCCAGCTGGCGGTTATGCTGTTGGTTCTCTTCAGGATTATTTGGGGTTACCTACTGTTGGACAAGTAGGCGGCGCCAATACTATTTCACACAATGCCCTCCCTGTTCGTGCTTACAACCTCATCTTTAATCAATGGTTCCGAGACGAGAATCTTCAGAATTCCGTTACCGTGGATAAAGGGGATGGACCAGACACCACTCCCGCATCTAACTACACTATCCTTCGACGTGGCAAGCGTCATGATTATTTCACTGGTTCGTTGCCATGGCCTCAGAAGGGCTCAACTGCTGTAACTCTTCCTTTGGGTACTTCAGCTCCTGTGTTTGGTACTGGTAAGGCTCTTGGTTTGAATGACGGTGTTACTAATAACATGGGTCTTTCTTCTAGTAGTACTGGCTTGATGTTTGCTTCTACTGGTGCTTATAACACTAATCCAGGTTCTTTACCTTCTGGTACTTCTCTTGCTAATCTTAAGTCGATAGGTGTTGTTACTTCTGGTGTTTCTGGTTTGTATGCTGATCTTTCTGCGGCTACTGCCGCTACTATTAATCAGTTGCGACAGTCTTTTCAGA